GGTACGTACAGAGTAAGATTATGGGACTACGCGGCCCTAACGCACAGAAAATAAAGGGTTTACAAAACTGGAAAGGTAGGCGGTACGTTTCTACCGCTTCCATAGCTGGAGGTACTCGCGTAGAGCAGGTAATCAACTTCATTGAAAAGCTTCCGGTCACGTCTGGGACGCTGGCGGGAACAGATTTCGTGCTGCGGGCCTGGCAGAAAATGATTCTTGATGGCATTTACGCCACGGACGAGAGCGGGAAGCGGATTGTCAGGCAGGCGCTTATCACGATGCCGCGAAAGAACGGGAAGACGGGGCTGACTGCGGCGCTGGCGCTGGCGCATCTATGCGGACCGGAGGCGGAGCAGCGCGGGCAGGTGTACTCGGCGGCGGCGGACCGGAATCAGGCGGCGCTGATTTACAACGAGATGAAGGCCATGATTAACAAGGTTCCAGCGCTGCGTAACCGGATTGTCATTCGTGACTTCACGAAACACCTCGAGGATGTGGAAACCGGCAGCATATTCATGGCGCTGTCCTCTGACGCTAAGACAAAGCACGGTTTTTCAGCGTCGTGCATTATTTACGACGAACTGGCGCAGGCGCCTAATCGCGAGCTGTACGATGTGCTGACGACCTCCACCGGCGCTAGGGCGGAACCGCTCACGATAGTAATTTCCACGCAGTCTGGCGATCCGAAGCACATTATGAGCGAGCTTTTCGATTATGGCGTGCAGGTTCGGGACGGCGTGGTCGAGGATAAGACGTTTTTTCCCTGTATTTATGCCGCGCCGGAAACGGCCGACACGTGGTCCGAGGCCACATGGATGGGCTGTAATCCGGCACTTGGCGACTTCCGGTCGCTGGATGAGATGCGATCCGCCGCCGAACAGGCTAAACGTATCCCGGCGAGAGAAGCGGCGTTCCGCCTTTTTTATCTCAATCAGCGCGTGGCTGGAGAGTTCAGGTTCATTCCGCGCGCGGAATGGGCTGCCTGCCAGTCGGATTTCACGGAAGACAGCCTGCGCGGTCAGGTGTGCTACGCCGGATTGGACCTGTCCAAGAAAAATGACCTGACGGCGCTGGTTTTGGTCTTCCCGATGGAGGAAGAGAAGCCCCTACTGGAGTATTTCTGGACGGCCGAGGATGGGATCGAGGAAGCGGAGAAGAAAGACTCCGCTCCGTACCGGCTCTGGGTGAAACAAGGCCACCTCATGGCTACTCCTGGCAAGGTGATTGATTACCGGTATATTGCGCGGAAGCTTGGCGAGCTTTCCACGAAATTCCAGATCGCTACGCTTGCATTTGACCCTTGGAACATGGACCAAATGACCCGCGAACTAGAAGATCTGGGCGTGGACCTAACTATCACGCCATCCGGCCAGGGATTCAAGGGCATGGCCTCGGCTGTGACGGCGCTCGAGGACGATGTGTTGAGTCGCAGACTGAAGCATCGCGGAAATCCAGTCATGGGCTGGTGCATTGACAACGCCCGGGTGAGCGTGGACCCAGCCGGGAATCGCAAATTCGACAAACGCAAGGCCACGGGCCGAATTGACGGAATCGTGGCTTTAGCGATGGCGGATAACGCCTGCGCGCTGCTTTCCAGCACGGCCGCACCTGAATTGAGGTTCGTATAAACCTGAGAGGGCGGTTACTGCGCTCAGTTGGCCGTTTCATCGGAGCCAGCGCACCAGGACCGTCTGACGACTACTGGTATCAGCCGTTTGGCATTGGCTCCAGTGCCGTAACTCCCGCATCTGCATTGCAGTTGTCTGCCGTGTTCGCTTGCGTACGCGTCGCTTCGGAGACGTTGGCTTCCTGCCCATTGGAAATCTACAAGCGATTACCCGATGGCGGGCGCGAGCGTGCCAGAGACTTCCCGCTATACGACGTTCTGCACAATCGCCCGAACGTTTGGCAGACCGCGTTTGAGTGGGTCGAGATGATGCAGGCGCACATCGAACTGCGCGGGAATGCCTATTCACGCATTCTGCCGGGGCCACGGGGCGTGATTGACGCACTTGTGCCCATGCACCCCGATCGAGTGCAAGTTAAGCAACTGGATAGTGGACGCCTCCAGTATGAAGTGTCATCCACCAACGGACTTGCTACAACGAAACTGACGCAGGACCAAGTGCTGCACATCCGCGGACTGTCCTCGGATGGAATCTATGGGATGAGCTTCATTTCTGCCGCCAGCAACGTTATCCGCAAGGGCCTGGCGCAGCAGGATTTCGAGACTAGCTTTCTTGGCAACAACGCCACGCCGGGCGGTGTGCTGAAAGTCCCGCAGTCGCTCTCTACTGAGAAGTACAACGAATTCCGCAAGCAGTGGGAAGAGTACCAAGCAGGAAAGAACCGCGGCAAGACAGCCATTCTCCCTAATGGCATGGAATATCAGGCAATTGGGATCACGAACAAGGATTCCCAGTTGCTCGAGTCCACAAACGCCACCCGCGAGGAAATCTGCGGCATGGCGCGCATCCCGCCGCACAAAATAAGCATGTTGGAACGTTCCACTAACAACAACATCGAACACCAGGGAATTGAGTTTGTCACCGATTCTATGTCGGCCCGCGCGAATCGCTTTGAAAAACGAGTCAATGTGGACCTTATTCAGCCGCTGGCTGAAATCTACGGTGATGGATACTTCTCGGAATTCAATTTGGACGCCCTGCTGCGTGGCGATTTGAAGAGTCGCTATGAGTCGTATTCGCTTGCCCGCCAAGCGGGATTTATGAACGGCGACATCATTGCCAGCAAGGAAAATCTGCCGAAGATCCCTGCGGAGCAAGGTGGAGCGGACTACTGGCGTCCATCGAACATGGTTCCGGCAGGATCGCCTGTACCTGCGCCTGCGCCTGCACCGACCACAGATGACGAACCAGATTCCAGCGATGCACGCATCGCTAAAGACATGGGAGTGCTCCTATGAATTACAGACCACTTGTTGCCGAAGTATTTCGTCAGCCGTGGGCCATTCTGCCGGAAAAGCTCCAGTCCATTGCCGACCTTATCGCGCTAAAAGTCAGTGGCGAGCTTACCGATGCCGAAATTCAGGCGAAATTCAGCGCCGGGCCACGCCCCAGCGCGAAGTCTTCCGGTTCCATCGCCGTCATCCCGATTCATGGAGCGATCACGCCACATGCCAGCCTGTTTACCATGATTTTTGGCGGAACTCCGCTCGATACGCTGGCTGCCGACTTCAGGCAGGCCGTCGCCGATCCGAATGTTTCGGCAATTGTGCTGGATATTGACTCGCCGGGTGGAGCGGTGGCCGGATTGCCGGAAATGGCGGCTGAAATCCTCGATGCACGCAAAGATAAGAAGATCGTGGCCCACGCCACGACAGCGGCCAGCGCGGCTTACTGGCTGGGGTCTGCGGCCGGCGAACTGTCCGTGTCACCCAGTGGCATGGTCGGTTCCATCGGCGTCATTGCCGCGCACGAAGACATGTCCAAGGCCCTCGAAAACGAGGGCATCAAGATTTCACTCATCACAGCAGGGAAGTACAAGGCCGATGGAAACCCGTTCGAGCCATTGAGCGAGTCGGCCCGTGCCGAGCTACAGTCCAAGGTAGATGGGTTTTACGGAATGTTCGTGAAATCGGTAGCCAAGGGCCGCGGCGTGTCACAGGAAGCGGTGCGCAGCGGATTTGGCGAAGGCCGCATGGTCATGGCGTCCGACGCCGTGAAAATCGGCATGGCCGACCGTATCGAGACGATGGACCAGGCGTTACAACGACTTGGAGCGCGCGCACCGCAACGTTCCCTGCGCGCACAGCTTGCACGGGAACTCGAACTCGTAGCAGCGACCCTCTAAAGCACAACCAAACGACTTTTTGCCGTGGCTCCGCTGCGGCAAAGCGCCAGAGCGACTTCCGATGTCTGGAAGCCAGCGGCGGAGCACGTAGATACGCAAAGGAGAAAAGCGATGTCGAACATTAAAGCACTGCGGCAGCGCGCGCATGACATCACCAAGACGATGCGCGGGCTGTTGGACGCGGCCGCCGCGGAGAATCGGGAACTGAACGAATCCGAGGCAGCCAAGTATGAAGAGAACCTTAAGGCGCTCACTGGTTCCAATGGAATCAGCAAGCAGGTCGAGCGCGAAGAGGCCCTGCAAGAAATCGAGCGGAACGCCACTCCCGGCGAGAGTCCGAACACGGACGCGGCAAGCCGGGCAGGTGATCCGGCGCCCAAAAAGGCCGGCTTCAAGTCTTTGGGCGAATATCTGCTTGCGGTGGTTGCGGCCGACCGTAGCAATGGCCGCTTGGTTGATCCCCGCTTGCAGGCTGCTGCCACGGGATCGAATGAGGCTGTTCCTTCCGATGGCGGATTCCTTGTGCAGTCCGATTTCAGCAATGAAATCCTGCGCCGGGTCAACGAGGGCGGCGAAGTGCTGAGCAGGGTTCGCCGGCAGACCGTCAGCGGCAACGGGCTTGTCATCAACGCGGTTGACGAATCCAGCCGCGCCACCGGTTCACGCTGGGGCGGCGTCCAGGGCTACTGGGCACAGGAAGCCGACACAGTTACCTCCAAGAAGCCCAAGTTCCGCCAGATGGAACTGAAGCTGAGCAAGCTCATGGCGTTGTACTACGCCACCGATGAACTTATTGCGGATGCGTCCGCTTTGGGCGGAATCGCGGAGCAGGCATTCTCCGAGGAACTGAATTTCCTCGTGGAAGACGCCATCATCGAGGGAACCGGCGTAGGCCAGCCGCTCGGCATTCTCAACAGCTCCGCCTTGGTGAGCGTTGCCAAGGAAGCCAGCCAAGTTGCGGCCACGATTGTTTCCGAGAACGTTCTGAAGATGTACGCCCGCCTGCACCCGCGCAGCCGCGCGAATGCTGGATGGTTCGTCAATCAGGACGTGATGCCGCAACTGCCGCAGCTCAACATCAAGATCAAGAACGTCGCCGGGTCTGAGAACGTCGGCGGCATCTCCACCCCCGTCTATCAGTTCCCCAATGGCGATGGCTACGGCACGATCCTCGGCCGTCCTGTCATCCCCGTGGAATACTGCCCGACACTCGGAACCAAGGGCGACGTCATGCTGCTGGACCTCAGCCAGTACCTGATGATCGAAAAGGGCGGTGCGCAAGCGGCGTCCTCTATGCATGTCCGTTTCATCAACGACGAAATGACCTTCCGCATCACGTTGCGCGTTGACGGACAGCCCATCTGGAACCTGCCCCTGACCCCGTTCAAGGGCACGGCAACGCAGTCGCCGTTCGTCTCGCTCGATACCCGCGGTTAAGTCTGAGGCCGCCTCTTCGGGGGCCGCCCACACATTCTGAGATAAGGAGCACACGGACCATGAAGGGAATCAACATTGCAGAGCAGGGCCACA